ACAGGAAATGAGGTTGTCAAAAAGTGAGTGTTTTCAAGGCTTTTCAGCCCATCATATTCACTTTTTTCTCATTCCCACTCATTTCTTGCGGGCAGATGTCAAGATAAATTTGCAGTATTGACAAAAAATATCAAAGCGAGGTAGGAGGACAGAGGGGTTCATATCACACCGAAAAAGTCCTGTAAAGGAGCTTTCGCGGCATAAAACCAGTGTGCGCACTGGATTTATTCCACGGTCTCCTTGACAGGGCTTTTGTCGGCGCGGGATCGGCAACCAACACGGCGCGAACTCGCGCCGTGCTCACACCACCACCGACTATGGGAAACGTGGTACAATGACGATACTCCAACAACGCTTATTGAGGAGGTACGGGAGATGAGAAAGCAGCACTATATGACGGAGCAGGAGCGCCACCAGCTGGAAGCCATGCGGCGGAACAAGATACCTGTGCGAGAGATAGCCCGTCAGCTGGGCTTCTGCGAGAGGACGATCTACTATGAGCTTCGGAGGGGGAGCTATATGCATACCTGCGACTTCTGGGACGAGAAACGGTACTCGGCACAGAAAGGACAGCAGACACACAACTACAACCAGACGGCCAAGGGTAGGCCGTTGAAGATCGGCTGCGACCACACCTATGCGACCTACATCGAGCATAAGATTATCGTGGACAGGTACTCACCTGCGGCGGCTCTGGCGGCGGCAAAACGGTACAACTTTCAAACCCACATCTGTGTCAGCACTCTGTATAGCTACATAAACAAGCGGGTCTTTCTGACCCTGACCAACAAGCACCTATGGGACAAGCGCAGGAAGAAGCAGAAGAAGGATGATACCGAAAAGCGTATCGCGCATCCGAAGCTACCAAGTATTGAGAACCGGCCTGCATACATCGGCCAGCGGTCTGAGCGCGGACACTGGGAGATGAATCTGATCATCGGCAAAGCCGAGACCAGCCCTGTCCTGCTGACGCTGACGGAGCGATACAGCCGGCAGGAACTCATCTTCAAGCTGCCGGACAGGAAGGCCTCCACCATCCGCGGAGTATTCGATCAGTTGGAACGGCAGCACAAGGACTTTGACCAGCGCTTCAAAACACTGACCACCGACAACGGCAGCGAGTTCATGGAGTACGAAAAGCTATGCCGGAGCATACACGGCGGCAGCCGTTTCCAGGTATGGTACTGCCACAGTTACAGCGCCTGGGAGAAAGGAAGCGTGGAGAACCACAACCGGATGATCCGCCGTTTCTTCCCAAAAGGCACAGACTTCTCCAAGATCAGCAAAAAGAGGATAGCTGCGGTCCAGGACTGGATGAACAACTATCCTCGAAAAATCTTGCAATGGCAGACGCCGAATGAAGCAGCGGCATAGGTCAGCATTTCGGGAATGTCTTTTCGGGAAGCTCATGCCGGTAACGGGTATCGAAGAGCTTGTAGTATGGACGCCGCCAAAAGAGCTTGATACCACCGGCGAGAAAGTGGACGTAGTAGAACATCTCCGTTTCCTGATGGGTGAGCTCGTCAATGCCTATCTTCCGGCCAATGGTCTTGATATAGGAGAGATCACGGATAAGGGGAAAGCGTTTTATCTCATAATGACAGACGGCCAATTTCCGAATCTTGATGTCAACATCGGTAGACTGGGAGAAGAAAGCAATATCCGCCTGATAGTGACCGTGGTTCTTGAAGAAATAGACCTGTTCATCAGTCATTTTCATTTTACGGTTATCAAAGTCTACACCAGCTTCATCAATGATGATAAGACAGTCCTCCATGAGGTATTTACCTATATCGTCTTTGGTAATCTGAAAAGTACCACGAATAGGAAAATTGCTGTACACAGCACGGCCAGCAGTAAGAGCCTTTTTTGCCAGCTTTGCAGCGTAGGTAGATTTACCAGAACGAGGCAGGCCAAAATAAAGATAAATGCCGGTATCATAAGGCTTGACAGGACGATAGACGAAACGCCAGAAATACTGGTGATAGCACCACTTGACGAAGTAAGAAACATTCATAAAACCCTCCGAAGCATAGGGGAAAAGCGCGGGGGTGCATTCGCACTCCCCCGCGCTTTTTTGTTACACGCGCTGACGGAACAGACGGGACAGCAGGCCCACAGAAATACCCACCAGCGGGACGGCGATAACGCCGAGGACCAGCAGATCAGAGCCGACAATAGTATCGGTCAGGCCGGTGACGGTCACAGCACTTTCACCTGAGCCGATCGAGCCGCCGGTGATCATGGTCATGACGGCAGAGAAAAACGTGGTGATCTTCGTGATGAGAGCAGACATAGCAAAAACTCCTTTCGATGTAGATGGTCAGGCGTTACACGCGCTGACGGAACAGGCGGGACAGCAGACCCACAGAGATACCCACCAAGGGGACGGCAACAACGCCCAGAACCAGCAGATCATCACCAACAATGGTAGTGGTCAGAGTGGACACCATGCCCATGACGCCACTGAAGAAAGTGGCGATGGTAGCGACCAAAGCAGCCATGCAAAAACCTCCCTTCTATCGTTTGATACGGAAAACTCTGAAAAACAGAGAGATCACAAGAACACATAGGACCATGCAGAAGCAGTACCAGCCGACACCCTCAGAAAGGAAATCAGACAAAGCAGACAGCATGGTGACCAGCATGGAAGAAACATCACTTAGACCTCCCAAGGAACACACCTCCTAACAGTCTGAAGAACGAATAAAACAGAATCAGGAACGCCAAGCAGCCGCCGATCCAGCAAAAGTCTACACCGGCAAGGCCGGAGACGGCAGAGACATTACCGGCGCTGTCTGTTGCCATGAGCGGCTGATAATCGCCGAAAATGCTTTGCACAGATGCAGCCAGACCGGTATGATCCCCACGCTGATAGGTATACGTATCCGGTGTGGCAGGTTCAGCAGCAGGCGCAGCATTGATAACAACAGTATTGGCTGGCGTCTCTGGTGCAGCAGTATCATCCGCTTCGAGGGCAGGATCATCCGTATAAAGCACAGAGCCATCCATATCGTAGACCGTGGTATAACCACGATCTGTATCTTCATCAGGATCGAGCGCGGGGACTAAAGCCCAGTCCGGTATATCGTTATCCGGTTCAGCAGCGTAAGCATCCACGCAGGCACCGACAACGCCCAGGATCACAGCCAACACGATCAACAAAGTCTTAGGCTTAAACGAAAAGCCAATGTGCATTCTCATTTTTCTTTACCTTCCTTTCCTTTGGGGAGAGACGGAGGAGACGCCACAGACGAGCCGATGAGTCGACCGATGATATAAAATGCCAGGTCAACAGCGACAGCGGCCATAGCGATGACCCAGAACGGAATATTCAGGATGGGAATATTAATGGAGAATATATCCCAGGCCCATCCCAGCAGGGACTTGATCGCCAAGGATAAACTTGCCATAGCATCCATGTTATCACCTACTTTTTCCAGAATAGAACAAGATCAGAAATGCATTTGATGATGAGCAACACGATCTTGATAAACAGGAACACCAGCAGCAGAGCGGCCAGCGCATAGATAGCAGTGGCAAGACCTTCCGGCAGCCAGCTGACACCAATAGCGACCTTCTCCAGCATCAATCCCACCTCGCTATCAAAAGGATCAGCGACACGATCAGCACCGCTGAAACAGAATAGAGTATGCAGCCCTGCAAACCGGAAGGCATAGCAGTAAAGACCGAACGAATAAAGTGCAGGAACGTATAGAGATAAGATTCCATAACGGCACCTCCTACAACAGGCCATCCAGCTTTGTGACATCGGCAGCACCGAAAGCGTCCTTGAAAGCGTTCTTCCAAAGCCACTTGAACATACCGCTGACTTTTTCGATTCCTTCTTTGGAGCGATCCGCTACATCATTCTCATCGTCCAGCTGGTAGACGTTGGTGAGATATGTGTTATTCGTAACCACGTTGACAACTGTAGCCTGCGACTTATTGATGAGCGTATCCAGACGGGAAACGATAGGATCCAAATCGGGCAAAACACCGACTTGCAGATTATTGATAGCAGCGATAATATCCGCCGTCTGGGTGTAGCTGTCGTAGGTCTCATATTTGGCAGTGATACGCAGCATCTCCGCCGAGATGGAACTGTCACCTTCGGGAATAGCGATGGTGGGCCGCAAATCAAGATACGTGGTGACGCTTTCACCTGCTAAGGCATACCAGACTTCCAGCGGCTCACCGGCTTTGTACTTAATGGACAACCATTTTTTCCAACCGTCAAGGCTGGTGGAGCTATCCTGAAAACGAATATACTTGCCGTAGTGCGAGAAATAGCCGGAAGTTACCGTTTTCGTACTATCATCAGCCAAATCAAAAGCGCTGGTGTACGTCTTAAAGCTATACCGACTTGACCACATGGGCATAGACAAGGTATTATCAGGGATACAAGAGACAGAGAACAACGAAGCATCATTCGCACGGATGGAGCGAACCCAATTTTCCGAACCATCAAAGACGATAGACTTGATACGCTGCACATACTCGCCGGTAACGGCATTGTAGGTGTCCGACAGATAGTAGGTACTGCCAGACTTCCACACACCGGCAGCAAGCACAGGGTCGCCGGAGATATACGCGGGGATAGACGAGCCAAGCGGGATAGAACGCAGTTCCGGAGCGCCGAGGGAAACGGAAGCACCGGACAGGGAGTAATTGATGGGAGAAGTAAGCAGATACGGATTCTGACGTTTCGCGTTGCCCCAGAACATTACGTCCATCAGCTCGCCGCCAACAGCAGACTTGATCTGACCGCCATTGACGGCAGCGGTATCCAGCACAACGGAGTTTACCTTGCTATACATGGAAATCAGCTTGTCCAAACGAGCGTCGATAGAACCGGTATTGACCTGCACTGCGCCGTTACTGATGACGCTGTCAAGGCGGGAATCGATGGAGGTGACGCCGGAATACAAACGATTCAGTACATCCAGCTGGGAGAGGGACGCAATATAGCTGTACTCCGTAATGGTATACAGAGCATTAAGGTTCGTAACAGTGCTATCTTTGAAGCTAATAAGGTTTTTGTTGACCGCCTCAATGGCGGGAACCACATTCTTCTGAATCGTATTGCGAATATCAATTGCAATCCAACCGTTATTGGAAAGATAACCATTAGCGAGATCCACACACTGATAAATATACTCAAGGCTCTGATATATCTTTTCCTGCAAATTACGATCAGACCAAGAAGAAGATACAGACGGAGTTGTAATCGTGCCGCCAGAACTGGGCGTATGATTATTGATGATCGTTTGATTGAAATTGTAGCTGTTGTTCGTGGTGGAGTTGCCGCCAGTGGCAGGACGTTCGGCAACGTAGACCTTGCCGTCTGAATTACAAAGCAAACCATAAGCAGATTCAACGCTAACAGTCGTGAGCTTAAAGGCCGAATCATTAACGAAACCAACATAAACGGACAGAGCGGTATTGTAAAAAAGCGAAGTAGACAAACCATGCTCATTACAATAATAGACCAAATCCGCAAGACTATCATACGAAATAGTTACGGACGTAAGAGAAGAAGAACGAGGTGCAACACCTTCCGCAAAAAAGACATTTTTACCGTCCCACCAAAAAGATGGAATCTTACGAACGGTATAGGCATAAGCGCGAACAGGAAGCAGCAA